AATCCTGATGAATAAGAACCTGATGTAGTGGAACCTGATACTGAAGAACCAGTTGTAGTTGTTGCTGAGGTTGATGCTGTGGCAGTAACAACTGTACCTGACGCACTTAATTGATTTGCGCCAATGGCAGTTATTATGCTTACATCATCAACGGTGGCCCCACTGATAAAAATTTCGTCTGCCGCACAATTTATTTGGAACAAAGACCCAAAACTTTGTCCTGATTGATTAGGCACAATTACGACTGTTAATAAATCTGGTGCTAGCTGATTATGTATGTACGCGGCTAGTTCTGTAAAGTAAAAAGGATCTCCAAAATCCCAATTATCCAAAGCAAAAAATTCATTTATAGCGGCTATAACACGTGTTTTAATAACAGCATCTGTAATATTTGTTCTAGTATTCTTGACAACTTTGAACGTTGCTTGTAATGCTTCATCTGCGTTAGTACCAAACAAAATTTTATATTTTACTGGATGATAAACAATTTGATCAGATAATGATTTTAAAGGATCCAAAAATCCTGAGTAATTTATTCGTAATTGATCAGGAGTTGATTCTGTTGGTTTGGTACCACCATCTTGCAAGTAGACTCTAAATAAATTATCATATGTTCTTTCTAACATAAAAACATCCACTATATTTGAAACACTAGGGTCAATTCTCGTGTCCTGGCCAGCATTGTGCTTATATTGGAAGTCCAAAACACTGCGGCCTCTTCTAGCAATATAATCTGTACTAGTTGATAGTGTATTAGTTGTTGAATCGTATTTTTTAACTACGTTTTCTGCTTCGTCGTAAAAATAAAATAATTGATCATTTGAGTATGTCCCTGCACTTAAGGTTATATCAGATTCATTTTTTGATACTATAAAATTTGTTGCCGCATAAGGTCTGTATCTCTCAATGTTATTATACGATAGATACTTTTCAAAAAATACAAATTTAGTTGTAATGCTTGTCTCTGGTTCAACCACAATGTCAAATAGTTCAGGATTATCTACAACTCCGTCGTCATCGTCGTCAAAAAAACCAACTTCAACTTTTCTGTTGTCTTGAAAACCGTCTGCCTCAGTTATTGTGTTTACTACTGCCCATTTAATTGGATATCCAATTGAATTTCCTGTAGATACTAAACTGTTTGTTTTTAAAATTTTTATTGTATCTTTGACTGATTTACCAGTTTTGTAATCGAATATTTTTTCTTCTGTGTCGTAATGAAACTTATTTTGAGATTCGGATTCAAACACGTAAATTAATTTACGATAATTTACAGTGTATGTGTTTCCGTCGTTAGTAAATTTAAACCACCAGCTGGCATCTAAGTTTGTCTCTGTTGTTGATCCTGCATTACCTAAACTGAAAATTGAACTATCACTTAGGTTAGTTGCGGTGATAACTTTCCATGATTCTGTATCAACATCATATCTTAACGCAAAAGTTTCATATGCCTCTATTCTATCAATGATATCTGTTTTCAGAGTATCACCTAATGTTGTTGTAAGATTAGGGAAGATAGCACTTACACTTGCGCCATTAGGTACTATATTTGCCAAAGTCACAGGGCCTGCTCCTGATTCTAAATTACCTGTACCACCATTTGCTCCATCGTCTACCACAGCTCCAATCTTTGCCCATAATCTATCTTCTGCATTGTCTGTGCCTGACGTAACTAATTTGTTGTTTAGAAATTCTCTAGTATCAGGAGAAACAAATTTTACAAGAGATCCTGGTTTGGCGTACTTGAAATTTGATGTGGCAAAATCTCCTATAGCCAATGCTCCTCCAGATGTAAAATATCCAGTATTTGTATTTGTTCCGGTAGTACTTGAATTCCAAGTAGCATTTAATGAGCTTAAATCTTTAGTTCCGTATTTCAAATAATAGAAATGGCGACTATATGGTTCTTTAATTTTTGCTTCAACATTGTTATTGATTGTTGTCCTTATATCATTACGTCCTGTAAAGTTAAATGTAAACTGTTGTGTGCTTTCTTCTCTATATAGTATACCGTCCTCAGCAAACACACTTACATTTGAATATGCACCGGTAGGATCTAAAATTTCTTTTGCTCTTGATATACCCGAAGCGGCTCTATTCACAGATCTAACTTTAATAATTTCTTGTGATGCACTCAAAGGAACCACTTGATAATCTTCAGCAGTGACCATCCTATTTTGTGAGTAGTACACCTGAGCGGCTTTTTCTTTTATTGATTCATTTGATTCTGTGGCCGCACTGTTGTATACACTAGCACTCAAACTCATAGTAACGGTAAGAGTCTGTTGTGATCCATTTGCATCTAAATATGGTATCCCTATTTGAACATTTTGTATATCAGCTGGTTGGATTGCAAATTTTGCGTTGTCACTAATTCTATAGTAGGCCCTGAAACTACCAGAAGGTAAATTACTGAAATTTCCATCACCAAACACTAAATCAATTGTGTCATTATTTTTGGTGATTACGTTGTAAATGTTTCTTTCATTTTTAGACAAACTATTATAAATTGCATTGTTTCCAGATAGAGCAGGTACCTGTGTCCATTTTTCAATTATTTGACCAAACTCATCTAGTTTAAAAAGCCATACATCAGAATTGTTAATGTTAGCAGTATTGATAGGTTTGACAAAATTAGTAACAGCAGTTTCAACTGTAAAATCATTTGATTGAATTATTCCTTGTTTAAACAAAAAGAAAAAACCAGTGTTATTCGATCCGTCACCTGCTCCATCTGATCTATAACTGTATGTCAGGCCGGTACCAAGTATAGGATCTGCCTCATAAATTGACTGAGATCCAGATATTGTGCTTGGAGTAATTTCAAAATTTCTTGTAGTGCCACCAACGTCGGCATTAAATGTAAAAATTGGAAGATCAGTTTGATTTGAACTGATTGTATAAATGTCCGTTTCTATTCCACCAATGGCACCAGATTCCCGTGGCTTTCCAAACAACTGTCCAGTTTGATTAGCCGCATTCATGACACTTATAAATTGTTCACGATAATTTGAGTTTGCATTATCATTCCAAACTATTGTGGTGTTTGCTAAATTTGTGCCTGTAGAATCAACAACATCTTGTGTGGTAGCAACAGAATCCATTTTTAACAATCCAACCGCAGGCTGATTTCTTTTGGCATTGTAACTAATCAATCTTGCTAATCTTAGTATTGAATCACGTCTTTCCGCAGTTTCTAAAAAATTTTCTCTGGCATTGAGATCAACTCTGAATGAAAGTGCTTGGGCTATGTAGGCTATTAAATCAATAAGTGCAATATATTCTGAACTTTCTACATAATCATTAAAATCATCTGGGTAATTTTCGCGTAGATAGGTGACCATGGTTCTACGAAGTGTTTCAAAATCATAGCTTTTGAAGTCTGCCTGTTGGAAAGCTTGATAAATTTTGCGCCATTCCTCGGCTACTAATAATCTGTTCTGTCGTTCTGTTGTGGCCATACTGTTTGTACGGATATTTATGTTTTAAATTATAGGCGTATATTAAGATAGGCGTGCTAGCTGTTGATCATCAAAATTCAATCTTAGGTTTTCAGTGATATCTAACGGGCGATATCGTATAGTAGCTTGGACTGACAGTCCCTGTTCAGCTTCATTCACTGTTATATCTTCGGCTTCTAAGCGTTCATCTGCTTGGAAATTTTGCGTAAGATCTTCAATAATAGCTTCTTTAAGGAGATCTGTAAGAGGTTCAAACAGCACATCATATATTATTGTACCAAATTCTGGATTCTCAACTCTTTCACCTTTTCTGATGGATAAACGGTTTATTAAATCCTGCTTTGCCACTTCAAAATCATATATTTTATATCCTGATGTTGTGGCTCTAGAACTAAACCCTTTATGGGTAACTCCTTTAGCGTTTGCTTTTCCTGTTTCAGATCCGTATGCCATATTACATATTTACTTTAAAAATACTTCTTAAGTTGACTGACTCCTTGAGCAACTGCATCTTTGATTTTTGATGCAATAATATTGGTCAATTTATTTTTTATTGCAGTTTTAATATTATCTGCATTTGTTGTAAGATTTTTTAGACTTGTAATATTTAATTTTAATTTTTGATCAAGACCTGTCAACAGATTTATTGCTTTAAGAATCTCATCAGGATCTCCAGGCAGTCGTATTTTAGATAAAACTTTGTTTAATTCAGTATTCACCATTGAAGAATTTTGGCTTAAAATACTAGACAGTTCCGCGGCGTCAATGTTTGGATTTTTGGCCAGTAAAGCTTTCAGCGGTGCTGACTGTAGATTTAGATTTTGCTTGATTAGATCCTCAATTGCTTTGTTTTTTAGATCTCTCAATAGTGAGTCTCTTGTAACTCTTTTATAAGGCTCGTGTGTAGGAAATTCAGACACAGTGGTTTTTGTACCACCAGATGCTTCATTGGTTCTAATTCTTGTGCCATCAGTTGGCGCAATAGTGTTGCCATTTTGATCTTTAGTGATTACATCCACTGCACCAGTTGCAGTGATGCCAACTCTAACATGATTTGGGTTAAGCCATCCAGGTCCCCAAATACTCCTTGGTGGAACACTATTAAAATGCACTTGTCCAGCAGATGATAAATCTATTCTCTGCCCGGCACCATGTAATTGTTTCATTGGCGTATAAGAGGAAATTCCAAAAGCGCCATAATGCCTTATAGCCCCACCCTGCGAAGCACTTAGTATGCCAGACTGTCCCATTGTATGCACAAACTCTTCTGCATTAAGATTTATATCAGTCTCAGCCGTGATTGACACTTTGTTTTTGGCATGTAATTGAATGTTGTTGTCAGCGTGTATATTGAAATCGCCTTCTGTACGAAAACTTATTCCTTGATTGCTGTAAACATTAATTTTGCCGTCTCGGTCCATTTCAATCCAGGCCTTACCTGATCCATTGGCAAGATATACCACTCCTTCTGAATCATGCATCAATAATTGATGACCTGATGATGTTCTTAATCTAGTCAACTGATTGTTGCCCAATACATCACCGTCGTCCATTACAAAAGAATGACCTATGCCTCTGTCAGGGGTCACAGGTGCATTGTCAATACCAATATTCAATGATCGCGAGTCTGCCAACACTGGCCCAGGAGTACTCCAACCAAACACATTGCTTGGCGATTCCCTCCTAGCAGAACTACTGGTTGTGCCACGCACAGGATCTTGTACTAAGCCTGCCATATGTAATTGATCTGCTAATTTTACGTTCAACGGTAGTTGCCATTTATTAAGTGCAGATAATGTTTCACCTGATCTAATTATGCCTCTGTTTTTTTCTCCGGCTGGCAAAAATTTTGCACCGTATTTGTTAATTTCAGGATCACTAGATTGGCCTGGTGATGGAAACTCACCGGCTGTGTCCATGCCTTCACCTGTGTTAATGTTTGATGCTAGGCCAGGCACCATATGGTTTGTGACAGGATCTTGAATACATCCAATCCAGAATGCAAGATTTTTGTTTGGTTCTCCCTTAGCAAAAATCACCAATACACTTGTATCAATGTCAGGTGGTATGGCCCACATTCCGTAACTGGCTTGTGATTTACTATACGACAGAGGATCGTTTGGATCTACAGAATTAATACTTTTTGCCCCATAAAATGGTGATAGATATCGACACCAAACAACTTGCTCCGAGGTTGGATTTTCTGTGTTACTTAAGGCAGGAATGTTTACTCCCAGTCTTCCCATTTTTAAAGGGTCTTCTGTGTATTTTACCTGTCCTATAAATGGACCTCCAGTCTCATCAATAAACTTTTCATTGAATGCTTTTTGATTATCCTGTGTATCAACAAATCCTCTTTTATCTTCGTACATAATATTAAATATCTTTTTTATTCACCTCTCATATTTTTTTATGCCACTGAAGGCGTATCGGGAGTCCCATATGGGATGTCTACACCAGAATAAACTTTTTGTAAAAATGGTTTTCCTTCTCCGTCTTGGTTCAA